AATGAAAACGCTGTTATTGGTTTTTCAATTAGTGGTAATTATCCAAAGTGAGGATCGAATCAATGTGGAACAGCCTGAAGAAATTTATTTTTGGTCTCTTCAACGATGCCTCTCAGTCGCAGAAGGACTCAGAGATCAAAGAAACCGAAGCCATTATAGATACTCTGAAGGCAAAGTCGGAGCCTACTGCAAAACCGCCTACGTCTTCAAAGAAGAAAAAGAAACGCTGATATGGCATTAAAGCTAGGCAATCTAAAAGGCATCATAAACGCTGTAGCACCCACGCTGGGTACTGCTCTTGGTGGCCCTATGGGTGGATTAGCGGCTCAAGCAATCAGCTCTGTGCTAGGTGTAAAAGCAGAGCCTAAAAGCATGGAAAAGGCGTTACAGAGCGCTACACCAGAGCAGTTAGCAGAGATCAAAAAGGCTGAGCTTGAGTTTCAAAAGCAGATGAAAGAGCTGGATGTTGACGTTTTCAAACTAGAAAACGAAGACATCCAGGATGCAAGGAGATCGTTCTCTGGCGATTGGACTCCTAAAATTTTCGCAATGACGATTGTTCTGGGTTTTTTTGCCTTTGTTTTCTACATCGTAAGTGACGATTGGAACAGAGAGATGGAACCATTGCTAAACATTATCCTCGGTGGATTGCTGGCTAACGTAGCGTCTGTGTCTAGCTTCTACTTTGGTAATAGTCACAAAGGTGACGACTAATGGCCCACGAAACCAGAAAGAAAAACTTACTTAAAAAGCATGGTTTGAAAGGCGTGAATAAACCCAAGCGCACCCCTTCTCACAAAACCAAAAGCCACATGGTTCTTGCTCAACAGGGTCATGAAATGAAGCTGATTCGTTTCGGACAGCAAGGCGCTAAGACTGCTGGAGCGCCGAAGAAAGGTGAGAGTGAAGCAATGAAAAAGAAACGTGCCAGCTTTAAGGCTAGGCATGGACGCAATATAGCCAAAGGAAAAATGTCGGCAGCTTTTTGGGCAGATAAGACGAAGTGGAGTTGATATGAGTTTATATAGAAACATTCATAAAAAGCGAAAACGAATCAAAGAAGGCAGCAAAGAAAAAATGCGTAAGCCTGGATCAAAAGGCGCTCCAACTGCAAAGGCATTCAAGAAAGCAGCTAAGACCGCAAAAAAGAAGACTAGAAGATGAGTGATCGTTTGATCGAACAGTTGCGGATTCACGAAGGGGTTGAGACTCACGCGTATGAGTGTACTGCTGGAAAGATTACGGTGGGCGTTGGAAGAAACATTGATCCCGATGGTGGGTTGGGTTTGTCAGAGAGTGAGATCAATTTCTTACTCCAGAACGACATTTACAGATCTCGCAAAGAACTATCGGAATCTTTTAATTGGTTTGATGACCTTGATGAAGTCCGTCAAGACGGCATGTGTAACTTACATTTCAATCTCGGTCTTACTCGCCTTCGTGGGTTTAAGAAAGCTTTATACTTTATGGAAAGTGGCGATTTTTTACTTGCGTCAGAAGAATTCCTGGATAGCAGATGGGCAGAGCAAGTCGGCAACAGAGCAGACGATGTAGCTGAAATGATTGCAACAGGAGAATACCCCTAGTGGCCTTGTTACCATTAGCCATTCCAGCGGGTGTCGTCAAAAACGGCACAGATTACCAGCAAGCAAATAGCTGGAATGATGCGAATCTGATTCGGTGGTATGAAGGTAATATGCAACCTGTTGGTGGGTGGCGATCTCGCACAACATCACAAATGACGGGTGTGTGCAGGGCGATCATTACCTACAACGATAACTCAGGCAACCGTCGAACGGTTGCCGGTACTCAAAGCAAGCTATATGTCATTGATGAGTCAAATACGGTTCACGACATAACGCCTACTAGCTTTACAGCGGGTGATGCCGATGCGGTACAGAACATGGGATACGGTGGACTAACCTACGGCACAAATGCGTGGGGAACGCCTCGACCGGACTCAGGATCATACACACCAGCGACCACATGGTCGTTAGCTCCTTGGGGGGAGTACGCGCTTGGTTGCAGCTCTAAAGATGGAAAAATCTATCAGTGGGCAAATGCTACTGGAACCATAGCGGCGGTGCTTAGCAATGCACCCACCAGCAATAACGCAGTCGTTGTGACTGAAGAACGATTTGTGTTCGCACTAGGCGCTTCAGGTGTGCATAACCAGATCAAGTGGTCAGACCAAGAGAACAATAATCTCTGGGCTGCTGCTACGACAAACCAAGCTGGTGACTTTACCTTAAATAGTGGTGGTGAGCTGTTAGCTGGTTATCCCATGCGTGGTGAGACCTTGCTTTTGAGTACGACCGATGCTCATGTTGCTCGTTATCAAGGCCCACCGTTTGTTTATGGTTTCCAGAAAGTCGGCGATGGTTGTGGTGCTATATCTGCAAACGCTTGTGCGATTGCAGATGGCTTTGCCGTGTGGATGGGTAGGAACTCGTTTCACATCTATGATGGCAGCTTACGCACCCTCAGATGCACTGTTGGTGACTACTTGTTCACCAATCTAAACGAATCTCAACGATCTAAGGTATTTGCTTACCACAACAGCACCTTTGATGAAGTGTGGTGGTTTTATCCACAAGGCAACGAGAACTCACACTATGTAGCTTGGAATTACAGTGAAAACACTTGGACGATTGGATCGCTGGGTCGCACTGCTGGTGTTGGGCAAGGAATATTCCAATACCCTACCCTTGTGACCTCTGATGGTTATTTATACGAACATGAAGTGGGTTTTGCTTACGACGATGAGACAGTCTTTGCTGAAAGTGGCCCGATACAAATGGGCAACGGTGATCGTTTAACTGTAGCCAAGAGTTTGATTCCTGATGAATCAAATCTTGGCGATGTCAAAGCGACATTTAAAACAAGAAACTACCCTACAGGCACAGAGTCAACGCATGGGCCTTATACGCTGGCTAACCCCACCCCTGTTCGCTTCACAGGTAGACAGCTCCAGATGCGAATAGAGAAGGACTCAGGCACAGATTTCAGAGTAGGAACAATGCGATTAGAAGTTGTTGAGGGAAGTAAACGATGAAGCTACCTCGACCGTCAGAATCTTACGATGTACGAATTGAGTCACAACGAAATTTGTTCATCGAACAAGCTGATTATGACAATCATAAAAAGCGACAGGACGTTGAGGTTGGAGATGCTCGTTTGATCCTCAAGTCACCTAACGGCACTCGTTACAGCGTCACCGTGGATAACTCTGGAAACTTAGCGGCGGCGAGCATATGAGCGAAGTGCAGAATTTAACAACGGCAGAGGTCATGGAGCCTTATCGCGTACTGCTTGAGAGAGCGTTAGCTCATTCTCAAGGCACTCACCTCTGGGAAGATATTGTTGAAGCTGTTGAAGAGAAGGATATGTTTTTTTGGCCAGGAAAACGAAGTGCCGCAATCACCGAGGTTTTGGATTTCCCCAGAAAACGCTGTATGCACATCTTTCTGGCAGCGGGTGATATGGATGAGTTAAAAGAAATGGAGCCTTGCTTTGTTGAGTTTGCAAAACATTTTGAGTGTGACTTTGTGAGCTTGAGTGGCAGGGCTGGATGGCAAAGATCGTTAAAGGACATGGGTTATGAAGCAGCCCATTTGAGTTTATTTAAGAAGGTGAATCATGTCAGATAGTAGCGGCGGTATGTCGATGAAAGGCGGCGGTCGAGTCAAAGACAAGCCTAAAAAGACAAAGACAAAAACTAAGGTAAAGACTGAAGACGATGGCCCTAAGCTGTCTCCTACAGAGCAGTTTTATGGCACTAGTGGAAAGGTCGAACAACCAATGGCCGACTACTATGATCGTTACACTACTGAAGCGGTCGATCCGATCAGTATGCTGCCACCTGATTACTTTAATCGATTAGGTGGTTACTTATTTAGAAGAAATCCAGATGAAGAGGAAGTTCAGCCTGTTCAGGAGCGAAGAGCGCCAGTAGTAGATCGAAGAGCAGAACAATTTCCTGATCTTCGAGGTCTTCCCCCGCAAGTTGCGCTTAATATGGCTGGTGCTTTCGCTGGCCCAACAAGCATGGGTTCTGAAACGATTGAGTTTGATCCAAGTATGCTGGAAGGCGGTACGCAAGAAGACATTGGCATATCGCCTACTCAACAATTTGGCATGTCTGGTCGTAGGGCGATTTTTGATCGCAATCGACAATCTTTGAGTGAAGAACCAGCACCTACAGGCAATCTAACACTGAAGCGAAAAAAGGTGGTGACTCCACCTGTTTTCGCAGACAGCGGTTACGACGATTTTCAACAATTTGACCCAATGAGATTTGCCCCTCGTGGTGGGCTTTTTTAGGAAATAATCATGGCGAGTAAAAGCAAAAGCGAACAAAACACATCTTTTGACCCCGAGCTAAAAGGTGCAGCGTTAGACACTTACCGGAAGGGTCAGCAAGTAGCTGCCCTACCCTATGCACCCTACGATGCAGCCACGGTTGCTCCTATGAGTCCTTTTCAACTAGAAGGGATGAATCGAACTGTAGACGTTGCAAGAGCTGGTATGGGGCAACCTCAAGTGCAAGCGGCTATGAACGCTGCACAGAATGTGGCTCAGTTTCAGCCAGGACAGGTGACGCAACAAAATGTGAATACTCAATTCAATCCTAACCAAGTTCAGGGGCAAGGTGTGACAGCAACCCAGATGGGTATGGATCGTATCGGTCAGCTTAATCAAGTTGGTGGTGTCAATGCTCAGCAAGTCGGCATGGCGAATGCTGTTCCAACTCAGAATATAGGGTTTGATCGTGTAGGCCAGACAGGACCAGTTGGCACTCAACAGGTGCAAGCAGATCGTGTTAATGCAGGTCAGTTTTCTCAAACGAACATGAACCCTTATACTGAATCAATATCAGCAAGGCGTTATTGATCCAGCGATGCGTGATATTGAGAGAGCAAGGCAGATGCAACAGAATGAGAATGCAGCCAGCGCCGTAAGCGCTGGTGCATTTGGCGGTAGCCGACAAGGACTTGTGGAGGCTGAAACTAACAGAGCAGCACTACAACAAAGTGCTGACACAGCCGCTAGGCTTAGACAACAAGGCTTTGAGAGCGGCGCTAATAGAGCGCAAGCTGACTTAAATAGATCGTTGCAAGCTGATACCACTTCAGCGCAGCTTGGTCTTCAAGGTAATCTAGCCAACCAACGGGCTGGCTTACAAAGCGGCTTACAGTCTCAACAGCTAAACACTCAGCGTGATTTAGCTAATCAACGATCTGGTTTAGCTGCAAACACTGAGATGGCGAGACAAGGACTACAGAGCGGTCTTGCAGCACAGGGCCAAAACACTCAGAGAATGCTTGCCAATCAACAGGCAGACTTGAGAGGTCAGCAACTAGGTCAACAGGCACAACAGCAAAATATCCAAAACGAGCTTGCCAGACAGAGGGCAAACCAAGGCACTCGCGCTCAAATGGAGCAAGCTCAGATGCAAGGCAATTTAGCTGCTGATACCACAACAGCGGGAAATATGATGAGGGCTCAACAGTTAAACCAAGCTGCTGGTCTACAGGCTATGGGCTTAGGAAGCCAAGCAGAACAAGCTAATATGCAAGCCGCTTTGAGGGCTGGCATGGCTAACCAGCAAGCAGGGCTTCAAGGTGCTGCTCAAAACCTAGCGGGTGCTGGGATGTTAGGTAATCTGGCTAACCAGTATAGAGGCATGAACTTTGGTGATGCCCAAGCCATCACTGGCGTAGGGCAGCAACAACAACAGCAAGGTCAAAGAATGCTAGACGATCAGTATCGTCGATACCTTGACGCTCGTAACTTCCCTCTCCAGATGTTTGACGTACTTCGTGGCGCTACTGGAATGTTGCCATCGCCTGTTATGCAAAGTGGTAGCTCCAGAGGCTTTGGAATCGGATAAGGAATAATCATGGCAGATATGCTTGTTCAAATTGCTAGAGCAAAGATGGAACAGAAAAAAAAGGATGTGATGGGTGCTGGCACTCTTCCTGGATTCGCCAGAGATTTGATGGATGGTGAAACGCTGGGTGATAGCACTAAAAACTTTTTAGTAAGTAGAACATCTGCTGGACAAGTATTAATGCCAGATCATGCTGAAAAGATGGATAACACCCGCATCGAGGGTGTGCTTAGAACCCAGCTAAAGGGTCAGGGCATCTTAGGAGATGAGCAAGACGCAATCATCAAGCAAGCAATGGGCAAGTCTTTAATCGATGATGATGAGGAAGATGCAACGTATAACACTTATGTCCAGAAAGGCATGTTGGATTAGGAGTAGAAATGGCTGAAGAATACATACCTATATTTAATCGCAAGAGAGATACGCTTCAAGAACTTGCTGATTCTATTGGAGCGATAGACTCTTCTGTGTCTCCTGAAGTAAGTGGTTTTTACAATCTAAACCCTCAAAGAGTGCAAAGAGGGGTTCAAGACCGAATGGATTTTTTTGAAGATTCACAAGACTTGGTTCCTTTGATGAACTCTGTTAACCGAAACAGGCTTTCAGCTTTAAGCGTAGAAAGGCCAGAAATAGTTCAAAGAGAAGGCTTGTTTGCCAGAGAGCCTAAAAATCGTTTGCTTCGTGGTTTGCAGAGATTAAGTGAGAACTACATGGCAAAGAAAGGCTATATCAAGTCTGATCTTGATATAGCTCAAGAAAACCAATCAAGAATACTGGAAGCTCAGAAGCTACAAGAGCTTTATGGCAGTAGGGCTGATGATGCTCAACAAGCCGTAGATCGTCAACGAGCTAGGCTTGCTAGATCTGCATTAGGATCTGAGTTTATAGATGAGACATCACCTGAAGTGATGTCTCTGACTCTTACGCCAGAACAGATACAAGAAGCTAATGTAAGTCGAAGTGGACTTGCCGATACAAGGCTTGAAAGGCAAGAGCTTGCGCGAGGAAACCTAGCTGATCTCACATACGAAGAACAGGTAGAAAACATAACAGAAAACGGCTTGGATATGGGTTTGTCTCGCGAGCAAGTTGCTAGTTTAGCTCGCACTAGAAGAGAAGACATGACACAGGCTATAGGAGATACAAGGGTTAATTTTAATGCAAGCGACTCTGCTTCCATGAATAGACCTCCTGATATTGGAGACAGAAAAAACCCATTTACAGGCGATGTTGAGTTAGCAGAAATACCCCAGCTTGATCTTCAAGAGTTTAGACGATTCGGGAAAATCCTGACTCAGCCAGAACGAAAAATAAACGAGTCTTATGGTGGTGAATTAAGGCAATGGGATCTTGTCGATTCCATTCAAACAGCATCCAACATAGATCGTTTACAAGAAGTTGAAAGCGCTCTTATGGAAGCTGTACTCACTGGCGATACAACCATTTCTGGCCCAATAATTTCATTGCTTCCTGACAGCTTGAAAGCACGATTTAAAGCCGGAGCAACTAATTTAGAAGAGCTTGTAGCTGCTGTAACACAACAGAGCTTGAGAGAGTTGTTAGGTGGTCAATTCGCATTCCAAGAAAACCAGCAATTAATTCAAAGAGCTTATAACCCCAAGCTACCTCCAATAATGAACTTGGCTAGGATTATGAGAAGCCGAAGAGTTCTTTCTGAAATGGCACAAAAGAAAACTGACGCATATAACCATTTGATGAGTTATGGCACTTTGTTTGGTGAGGGAGACACAAACTTTAAAGGGTCTAGGGATGTTAAAGATTTTGAAANAGACTTTATGAATAAGTTATTTCCTGAAGGCGATGATAAGTTTGATGAAGTGATGTCTGAATTTACTGATGAGCAGTTTAGGGCTATAGGTCAGCGCATGAGAGAAGAAGGTAATGCGGATAAACAATCTATTAAGCTATACACGAAAGAGTATGAAAGAAGAAAAGCAAATCAGGAAAAAGGAATAATAGGGGCATGAAATGACACTTAACCTTGAAGAAATGTCAAAGCTCGTAGAAGACCTCAATGCTAAGGAGCAAGACATACAAGAAAAAGAAGATTCCTATTGGTGGGATACTTTAAGCAATGTTCCTGGCAGCACTTATAACCTAGTCGTTGATACTATATCGCCGTTTCTATCCCCAATAGAAACGGCTGAGAGCATGGCTGATCTTGGCGTTGGTTTATACAGTTTGGCTACAGGTGGCGATGCTCCTGAAGAAGAAGTTGCTGAAGCTGTGGGCCAATATTTTGTTGATCGTTATGGAAGTGGAGATGCGTTAAAAAACTCATTCAAGACTGACCCTGTGGGCGTTGCTGCTGACGTTTTAGGCGTTTTTACTGGTGGATCTGCAATACTAGCCA